CTATTCGATTACGTGAACTGGTATAATAATCATCGAATACATTCAACCCTTGATTATTTAACCCCTGTCGAATATCGAGAAAAACAACTTAATTTATTTGTCTGATTTTGTGTTGACAATCCAGGTCGACGTCATTGTCCCATATAAGCTCATAGAAGTTGATCGTCTCATTCCCAAGGTTCTTGCTCCTTTCATAACCCCAGAACAGGGTTTTGTTAATGCCAGTCTTGGGAAATTTCTTGCCCCTCTTTACCTCTTCGAAGACCTTGATTTCTTTCATGATCGGCACCTCCATTTCGACCGCTTTTACTTCTTGATCACTTTGCACAAGTCGACACCGTATAGCACGCTTAGGCAGCTTCCGTTATCCCACTGAACCATGATGGAACCAGTGGAGTCGATGCCCCACACAGTGCCCTCAGTACCGACTGGGGGCGCCTGTAAGTCATCCATCTGAAGTAGCCTTACGCGGGCTCCTGGGGGGTACTGTTTGCAGAGGAGATCAATGTCTTCCTTAGTGATCATCTTCATGAGGTGCCCCCTTTTTGAAAGCGCTGCTACCTGATAAGTTTTTAAGGAGGATCTTCCTGTCGGTCTTGTACTCAGCACCAATGAATCCCAGCCGGAGGAGAAAGCACCGGAATGCATACTTTTCGTTTTCGACCTCTTTTTCTTTGGCGGTGATTCTTTTTTGGTTCTGTGCCATCTCGGAGAGTTTGATAATGAAATGAGAGTAGGCTTCGATTTCTTCATGGCCATCCACTCCATCAAACCAGGGGAAGCTGATTCTATCGTCTTCTAGTTCAATCGGGAGCGTGTTTACACTGAGGGCTTTTTTGATGAGGGATTCTTTTGACTCGATGAGCTTTTTTAGGTTCTCAAGCGCGAGGTCTGAGAAAGAGTCCCTTGGTAGCTGAACAACAAGGTCAACTGTACTCGTCTTGTCTTCAGTGGACCCATTTTCAAAGCCCACTTCAGAAAGAGACTGGGTCAGCGCCTCAATCTCTTCTTCAGTCATTTCATCACTGAAGGTGAGCTCGCCATTTCTGCTTACGTTTATGGGGCCAACTTGGTAAGCGCATGAAGGCACCCCTAGATATTTGAGTGGAGTTCCTCTCTGCTCGCTGATGTGCTGCACCAGCATTTTTCGTTCTTTTCCCTGTACATCGTAGTTGATTGACATGATAAAAACCTCCTTTTCTTGGGTTACTACATACATCACTCAAAGTGGTGTAAATAGCAACTCATTCTTTGAAAATGAGCCTTATTTTTCTTCAGGGAGGTCTTTATAGCGGTACTTTTTTCCGTCACGAATGAGATAGACTTCATCTGATGTCTGTGCTGTAGAAATGTATCTTTCAACGATGACATCGCAAAACTTCTCATCAAGCTCAGCGGTATAGCAAATGCGATCAGTTTGGTCACAGGCAATGAGCGTACTACCCGATCCACCAAAGGGATCGAGCACAATGCAGTTGGTTAGACTTGAGTTGAGGATAGGATGAGCCACTAGGGCCACGGGTTTCATCGTTGGATGGGATCCATTCTTCTTTGGTTTTTCGAACTCCCAGATAGTCGTTTGCTTTCTGTCGGCATACCATTTGTGCTTTCCTTTTTTCTTCCAGCCAAAGAGTACCGGTTCGTGTTGCCACTGGTATGGTGATCTACCGAGAACCAGGGATTGCTTTTTCCAGATGCAGGTCCCAGAAAGATAGAAGCCAGCATCAGAGAATGCTTTTCTAAAGTTAAGCCCCTCCGTATCTGCGTGAAAGACATAGATGGAAGCATCCTGGTTCATGACGGTTTCTGTATGGCTAAAAGCAGCAAAGAGAAACTCGTAAAAGGCAGAGTCGCCCATGTTGTCGTTTATGATTTTTCCAGCTGAGCCTTCATAGTTTACATTGTAAGGGGGATCTGTCACCACAAGATTTGCTTGCTTTCCATCCATGAGTAGCGTGAAGGTTTCTTCCCTGGTGGAATCCCCACAGATAAGTCGATGGGGTCCTAGTTCCCAGATGTCTCCAAGCTTAGTTGTGGCGGGTTTTTCTAGCTCACCATCCACATCAAACTCATCATCTTGGATACCTTCTTTCAGGGAATCCTTAAAAAGGTCATCCAGCTCAGCAGGATCAAAACCTGTGAGAGACACATCAAAATCTGCTCCCTGAAGGTCAGCGATGAGTAGTGCCAGTTTATCCTTGTCCCAGTCGCCACTAATTTTGTTAAGGGCAATGTTGAGGGCCTTTTCTTTTTCTTCATCCATTTCGATGACCACACACTCAACTTCAGTCATTCCCAGATCAAGGAGTATTTTAAGCCTCTGGTGGCCACCTACCACTCTTCCTGTGGTCCTGTTCCAGATCACTGGCTCGACATATCCGAACTCTTCAATGGAGCGCTTGAGCTTATCATACTCAGCATCACCAGGTCTTAAGTCTTTACGTGGGTTGTAGTCTGCAGGGAGTAGAAGTGTGGTTTTTAGTTTTTCAATCTTCATACTTCTCCACCGCCTTTATCAAATCCAGTTTAAAGTCTACATCCTCCCAGGGAAAAAGGATGGAGTTAAAATGACCGTAAGTAGCCGTCTTTCGATAGTGGGCATTTCTAAGACGGAGTTTTTCAATGATGGCAGCTGGACGCAGATTAAACACCTCGCATACCAGTTTACTTAGATCCTCATCATTGATTTTTCCAGTGCCAAAGCTTGTGGCATGAACGGCTACGGGGTTTGCTTTCCCAATGGCATAAGAAAGAGCGACCTCGCATTTTCTAGCTAAGCCGCTCCATACAATGTTCTTTGCAATGTATCTGGCCATATAGGCACCGCTCCTATCGACCTTGGTGGGGTCCTTGCCACAGAGCGCTCCGCCTCCATGAGAGGCCAGACCACCATAAGTATCCACCATGATCTTTCTTCCAGTCAGACCTGTGTCAGCTGCTGGGCCTCCTTCAACAAAGCGGCCAGAAGGGTTGATCAAAATTTCTGTGTCGTCATCGATGGGGAACTTCTCGAAGCACTGCCAGATGACATTGTTCCTGATATCCGATATGAGTTGCTCCTGCGTTTTGTCTTTATCGTGCTGCACAGATATGACAACCGTCTTCACACGAACCGGCTTGTCACCCTGATACTCAATGGTCACCTGTGCTTTTCCATCAGGCATGATCCCTTTGATAAGTTTACCTTGTCTGCATTCATCTATTCGTTTGACGATTCGGTGTGATAGTAGAAGGGAGAGGGGAAGCATCTCGGAGGTTTCGTCCGTGGCATATCCATAAACAGTCCCTTGATCACCGGCGCCAACAGAACCATAGGGGTCGATGACACCATTTCTTGTTTCGAGCGCAGTATCCACTCCGGCACAGATATCTACACTCTGGCGGTGGATAAACACAGATATTCTGTACTTTTTCGGATCGTAGCCAACATCGATAAGTGTACTTTTGACGATGCCCCGGACATCGATTTTTTCGCTGCAGGTGATTTCGCCCGCCACGATTATTTTTCCTTTAGTGGCCATCACTTCACAGGCCACGCGAGAAGCTCTGTCTGCAATCAAGCATGCATCAAGGATGCTATCAGCAATGAGATCGCACAGCTTATCTGGGTGCCCCTTGCAGACACTCTCAGCGGTTTTGTAGGTTCTATCCATCTTGATTTCTCCAATCGGGTTCTATTTGCCACGACGGGCTAAGAGTAGTCGTTCCATCACATCATCTTGAGGGTTTGAATCTTTGTAGTCGGCGGTGGAGTTTTCCTTGACGATTTGAAAAATCTCAAGCCACAGACGATTGGTCTGGTTCATGTAGTTTTGACCTATGGAAACATAGGGACTTTGTATGGCGTTGCCTGTGGTGGGGTGTTTAGCTAAGAATCCATACTCTGTGATGGCTTCTTCACACTGAATCCAGCGGGCAACACTCATGGCATACCGCTCTAAGAGCTGGGGAGATACGAGGCTTGAGCAGCCGCGCTTATCAAGCCACTGCCAAGTTGTCTTGTAGATTTCGCCTGCAACGAGGGCTTTGCCGTCCTTTTGAATC